CCTTAAAAATACTTTCCATTAGACTGGTGCCAAAAGGATAGTTATTATCTAACCCTTCACTGATGCTTATATGAATAACATGACGAGCATCGATAACATATTGATTTTCATGGAGTTGGAATCTATTGCCTGAAATGTTGCTAGGAAAAGCACCAGTCATTCCTCTACTAGGATTCATTTGTCCAGTTGCGTAATTGCTGGTATATTGACTACCACCTCCAGTTATATTGCTTGGATTAATCGCTGTTGTTGCCAGTGTTACTAGATTAGGATTAAAATCTCTAATGTGATATTGTTCAGGTTTTTTACCTTCAGATTCGTTGACAATTATTTTATCTACTTTAGATGAGTCAACAAATAACCATTGTTGTGTCTCAGGATCTCTTATAAAAAATACATCTCCATATTTCAATGCATTTCGAATTATTTTAAATATTCTAAGCTCAAACTTATTCAATTTCGTCCATTGTTGTAAATATTTTTTAAGAACGGTTATTTCAGCATTGGTTGCCTGTGACTTAAAAAAAATCCTAAATGGAGTGCCGTTTTCTTCATTCATTTGACTACAGAATTCCGCAAGGATATCTAGAGCAGCGTTAACCTCACTGTCGCTGTCCATAATATCATATTGATTGTATCTTTCTAAACGATTTGGATGACCTGAATATACATCGGGAAGATAGCTTGAATAATTTCTATGGGAAGGATGCTGATTAGATATCCCACTGATTACACTAAACGAGCCACTATTTGATTTAACAGGCTGAAAATATTTTTTCCATGACATAATGTATTTTATTACCTCTGAAATAAATTTGGATTCATCTCCTTTACACCTTCCATAGTTCTTTTGGCATAGTCAGCCATTTCTTTCGTGTATTTTAGCAATTCGTTCATTGTTTTATTTAAGATATTTAACTCAGTAGATGCAGATTCCGTAGATGATTTATTAGACTGGTCTAAAGATTGTGGAGAAGGTTTTCCTTCCTGTAGCAAATTATTACTTTTTTCTTCATTTGACGGTTTTTTACTTCTTGCTGCTATTTCTTGCGGACTAGAACCTAGAAGGCCAAAAGTTAGTCCACTTAAAGCACTACTTCCAGCGTTAAAGAATTTATCTTCTATGCTTGCATTTTGATCTGCTGTAAAACCTTGATATGCATTATATGCAGATGCTCCTGCGGCAATAGGCAGGGCAACTTTTCCTAGCACACTGCCTGCCATACCTAATACCTTTCCCATGTTGCCCATTTGTCCTGTAATTTTCTGCAGAATACCACCTTGTCCTCCACCTAGCTTATCTCCAATTTTGCCTGTACCACTGCCTTTATCTTTAGATCCCAACGCATCTGTTAATTGATCAAGTACCCCACCGCCAGGACCACCTTTGACGATAGCTACATACATAGGATTTCCAGGGCTAGATCCTAAAAGTCCTGCGGCCAATCCACCCAATGCTGTTCCTGAACCAGTACTCAATACTCCTGCTATAGCACCCTTAACTCCACCTTTTTTAAATCCTTCAGCGGCACCTTTGAATGTATCGGAGCCACCTCTCATAATACTACTAACACCTTTACCTATTGTGCTTGCAAGTCCTATAACTTTAGCTGCTAAAAATACCCCAGCTAATCCAAGTACTGCTATTCCTAGATAGTTCATTGCTCCTGGTATTTCTGTTACACTTTGAATAAATTTTGCTACAGGAGTAACCATATCTGCAAATAATTTAATTGCCACATTCATTACAGGTAACAAAGCTCTTATTATAGGCATTACTGCTAGCAGTATTTGTTGTCCTAATTGTGTTAATGCTTTTTGTGTTTCTATGGCTGCTCTTGCTTCGCTTCCTTGACGTGATAACTGCTCTGCTGTTATCCTTCCTCGCAACTGTAATTCATTCTCACTATTTGCTATGCCTTGTTGAGTGGCTTTATTACTAGCTTGTATAAGGTTCATTAAGGCTATACTAGCTCCATCGGTTCTAAAACTCAATGCTCCTGCTACTCCTTCAAATTGTTTAGCAGCATTTACAGCACCTTGTGTAGCTTCTGCACTATATTTCATAGTCTCAGCTGCTGTTCCTCCTCTGTTGGCAACATCAGCCATGCCTTGACTAGCTTTTGCTACGTCTGCACTTAATGCCATAAGGTTTTTTGCAGCTTCTGTTTGAGGAGGAATGCCCATCACCTGCGCCTGGTAAAGTTCTACACCTGATTGTCCAAATTTTGCTGACATTTCGGCTAGACCTCTATTGGCTGCTGCTTTTTGTTTTTCATCCATCGTTAGGAGTTTCTGTTGATAAGCAGCATTTTGACTAGCTTTTTTTAACGTCTCTTCTTGCTGTTGTCGTGACTTACCTGTTAATTGTGCTAATCCATCTAATTGTGTTAGATATTCTGCACTGGCTGCTGTAATTGCTTTGGTATTTCGCATTTCTTCTGCTGTTCTACCACCTGTTATGGCTATGTAATTTGCCATGCCAGAATTAACTTGTTCTGTTGTATAACCTAATGCCAATAATTTTGACCCTGCATCGCTTGCCAATAATGAATTACTTAATTTAACAAAACTTCTTACACCTTGATCAACTGATCCTCCCATTATGCTAAATGCATCTGCATTTTTTGCAACAAGATCAGTAAATTGATTCAATGTCATGTAAGTAGAACTTGCCGCTAATCTTAATTCTGTAAGGCTTCCGCCAAAACTTGCTCCTGCATTTGTTAGTGTTTGATAACTTGTTAAAGTTGTCTGTTGGAAAATTGCTAATTTTTCAAACAATCCAGCTATAACACCTAATGGACCTGGTATTTTAGCAAATGCAGCAAAAACATCACTTGCTTGTGCCTGATTGCTTGCAAGTTTAGTACCTAAATCAATTGCTTCTTTAAAGGTACTACTCAAGGCTCCTGCGACGAAACCTAACGATTCAAATACTTTACCAACTTTGGAACCACTGGCGGCTGTTACATTTAATGACTGGTTCGCAGCTTGAACCATTTGCGGATTCAATCCGCTCGATCTTGCTAGGTTTTCTACAGCAGTTAAACTTTGTTTGTTGGCAGATAATGTAGACTGAAGCAATAGTTTTAATGTAGCTTCAGTAGCTGCATTATTTAATAATACATCATCTTGTCCAATTCGTCCTGTAACTTCAGCCATTATATATTGTGGTTATATTAGTAGATAAATACTCTTGCAAGCAGATACAAATTTATTTATCGGAGAATTAGATGGTTCAAAATATGAAAAAAACAAATCCACTTACTGCCTTTATGCGACAGCCAAAAATTTATATTGCCTTACCAAGTGGCGGGCAATATTATCCTCCACAGACAATTGACCTAGGAGAGAATATTCAATTAGCTGTTTACTCTATGACTGCCAAAGATGAGCTATTGCTAAATGTTCCAGACGCCTTGATGAATGGACAAGCTGTAGTCGATGTTATACAAAATTGTATACCAGCAATAAAAAATGCTTGGTATGTTCCTAGTATTGATATTGATCTTATTTTACTTGCTATCAGATTGGCTACCTATGGTGAAAACATGAATACTCCTGTAAAAATTAATAATGATATCGAATATGAATATCAGGTTGATTTGAGAATCGTAATGGATAACATCTTAAATAATTTTAGCTGGGATCCAATTATCGCAATTAGCGACGAAATGACAATATATGTTAGACCTTTATATTATAAAGAAATGACAAAAAATGCCTTACAAACTTTTGAAACACAAAAAATAATGCAGGCAGTCAATGATGACAAACTTTCAGAAGAACAAAAACAAGAAATTTTTAAAAAAAGTTTTAATAAATTATCAGAAGTTACACTAGGAATTATTTCAAACAGCATAATTAAAATAGATACATCTGAAGGAAGTGTAGATGATCCTGGTTTTATTCGCGAATTTATAGAAAATGCTGATAAAGAAATTTTCAACAAGATACAAATTCATTTGGACAGACTTAAAGATCGTAATTCAATAAAACCAATTATTGTATCTGTTACTGACGAAATGAAGGAAAAAGGTATAACTGGAGAAACTATAGAAGTTCCATTAACTTTTGATCCATCAACTTTTTTCGTCTAAGGCTTTTGTATCTTGATGTAGATGGCATCAATGAATTAGTTAAGAGTTATGAAAATAATACAAAAGCCATTAAAGAAGAACTCTTAAAATTATGTTGGTATATGCGTGGAGGGTTGGATTATAATCTAGCACACATGTTATCTATAGAAGACAGAGAAATCATAGGTAAAATTGTAACAGAACATTTAGAAGTAACTAAAGAATCAGGATTACCTTTCTTCTAAATTATTTTTCCTAAAAATTTACTATCAAATTCTACAACAACTTTTTTTTCTTCTTACCAGGAGCAGGCTTCTTCGTAGGTTGTTTAGGAGCAGGCTTTTTAGGTTGTTTACTTTCCGTAACTGCTTCTCTTATACCTACTTGTTGAGCCTTTTGAATAGCTAATTTATCCGCTGCTGTTTGTTGGAATAAAGGCTTTGCCATAGCTGCATCTTTGGCTGCTTTAATAGCAGCATCTTGTTTAGCTTTTTCAGCATTAGCCGCTTTAGTAGCTGCTATTTGTTTAGCTGCTTCTGCACGATCAGAAGCAGCTTTAGCATCTCTATCTGCTTTTGCTTTAGCAGGATCGTATGTGCTACCTGCAGAAGCAGCTGGTGTTGCAGAAGCAGCTGGAGTCACCGCCTTTGTAGCATTTCCTTGGGATTGTTGTATTTTAGGTTTTTGTAATTCTGCCGCAATTGCTTGTTTTTGGTTAGGATTTAATTTTCCAATAATATTCTTTAAGTCTTCTAATTCGTCAGAAGTTGCTTGCCTGGCAGGAGCTGCAGATATTCCTCCGCTTGTGGCTGCGGTGCCTGCTGTTTGAGCAACGTTTGTGTTTGCAGATGAAGGAGCAGTGGTATCAGGTGTTTTTGGATCATTTATTCCTGCAACCGCTGCTCTACCTTTAGCGTAGCCTTGCTTCATACGATCCCAGGCGCCTGCCGCTCCTCCTGCAACTGCCCCAATTCCTTGAGCTGTAGCACCCACACCTTTTGCCAAGGTATCTGTAAAACCTTCATCAAGTTCTATTGGATTTCCTACAATTATTTCATTAATTCTCATATTATTTCCCTAACAAGGCTAAAATTTGTTTTTGTTGAGCACGAGTTAATTTATTGATTCTTACCACTATCCCCTGCATATTTATCGTCTTTGCTGTAGGTTCTCTTTCTAGATCTTTTGGCGCTTCAGATGCCGCAGAATATAATCCGGAATATTAAATATTTATAAACGAACTACGTTCGTATGCTTCTTCGTCTTTCGACTCGAAGCAGTTTTCCTTTTCTTAATAAATCATCCAGATTAAATGGTCATACTTTGCCCAGGGCGGGCAAAGTTTGGCTTGAAACATCATCCGAGTTAGCAAGTCATTCAGCGTTAGAACTATTAATGTGACATAAACTTGGCATTAAAGTACTTAATGTCATATTTATGTAACATAAACGTAGGCGGTTGTCCGGTACCTACTCGTTCCGTCCTTATACAACGGCGGCTCATATAATATACGCAGACATACTATATGAACGTGCTTGATCCCTCAAGCGTCTTTTTAGCCTTTTGTTCCTATTCAAACAACCAAATCGCGGCATTAGCGATCTTCATCCTGGCAGGGTAGTGGTTGAGTGCTCATTACGGCGAGAGACTATCATCCCTGCGACCCGAGGTCCAGGTATAGAGCGCACGAAGTTGGCCTGCGCGAGCCTTAACCGTTTAATTTGCCTTTGATATGTGAGCCATGGACACGAACAGATATCTGTCCGTTATAATATTCGTCTGATTCTAATACTTTTCTTGTGAATTGTTCTCGTGCCTCTATGTAACTGCATTCTGCTTTTGATTTACAAAAAAATAATATTTCTCTGTGAAATTTGTCCATTCCTAATTGTTCTACATCTTTTGAAAGTTGATCGTTTGAGCCGTAGTATAATTGCCAGTCTGAGTTTATTTTTGTTTTAATGCGTTTTTTTTTCTTGGTATTGTTTTTTAATTTTATTACTTTGTAAGTTGTTTTGGAAAATTTTCCTAACTTTTTGCCTATATACTTTTTATTTGTAATTGTATTGATAATGAGATATACAAAACCAATACAATCGTCGGGTAATTCATTTACTATAGTATCTTTATAATACCAAGTCATTCTTTCCAGGATATGATATGAGTATTTGGCGCTAAATGTAATACAGTCATACCTAAATTATCAAATAAAATATCTAAACTTTTATTACTGTGCATGCAAACATGTCCGTTTCTAGGAGCTATATACCAATAATTTACACCTTCATCACTAATTATATCATTTGCTAATGTATGAATAATAATTTGACCTTCATCTTTTTTAGTTAAACTAATAATTTCTTTGGCTGTTTCATATGGTGTAGGAGAATGTTCTAGTACTTCAAATGCTGTTACAACATCGTAAGAATTAAGCTTGGTTTGGGGTAAAGCATCGCCCCATAATGGATCCCAAGAATCTACGCTATAACCTAAACTTTCTAACTCGTCTCCAAATGCACCTGTTCCACAACCATAATCAAATATCTTTAAAGTTTTATCTCCATTTAATAAAGGTTGAATCCATTGTGCTAGATTTTTTGATCTTATTTCCCAATACTCTGGATCGACTATTTCATAATCATCATTATAAATTTCTTTTTTAAATTCTTCTAACGACCAATGATTAAAGTCAGTTGTAAAAATAAAATTACAATTAGAACATTGATGATAATAAACAGCCTTACCTGAATAAGGTAAAAATTTATTTTTTAATTCTTCACAATTTTTATTAAAATCAACTATACCATAAACTTTAGTATGTGATGTACATATTTTGCATTCTAAATTTTTAAATTTATTTTCAATCATTGGATTCCTTGTTTATTAATATGACATACTATTCTATGATTTTAGCTTTTTTTCTAGAATTTTTTTCTAATGTAATTTCTTTTCGTCGTAATTTTACAGCTTTAGAAATTTCAGCAAGTGCTTTTCTTGCTCTAGTTCCTGCTGTAGAATTGCCTACTAGGAATTTTTCATCTTCTTTTAAAAAAATCTCAAATAGTTTTTTCAGGTGATTTGTAGTTTCCATGATCTTTTTTTGTCTCCCTTTTTATTTTTTTCTTTCCATCTTTAGTATAGTAGTACCTGTTTTGTACATTTATTTTCCAATTCGCTATGTGTTCTCGTCTTACCGCTAACACTAATTTTTTCATTTCTAATAAAATATTTCTAATTGCCGAGAGATCATCTCGTATAATACCTGCATCTTTCTTTAGTTTACGCTTTAAGAAATCTATATGATAGTTATGCAGATTTATATTTAGGTCCACATATTTTGAGTACAACTCTCTATACTTATTTTCAAGTTCAGTTGACATATTCTAAATTATTCGAATAACTGGTAAATCCATTTTCTTTTATCACTCTGAGCACGTTATTGACTCTACCTTGTAGTTCATCTTTATGACTTATTAGGTATATATTCTTTTTTCGTTCTCTGCCCATCTTTTTTAGAACAGCTAGGGCACCTTCAACTCCTGCAGAATCCATACCGGAATCTACTAGTTCATCAATAAACAATAAATTGATAGGTTGGTATAATCCTTCCCATACATCACGAAAAGCGAAACTCATTGATAAGATTAATCTGTTACGCTCACCTCTGCTAAGGTTATCAAAATCAAGATCTTGTCCTAATTGAGTTATTTCAACAGAAAGATCGTTTTGAAATATCACACGATGTGGCAATCCTAGTTTATCTAGATAGTAGCTAAGACGTTTGTTAAGATATGATAGGTTTTGATCAATAATACGTTTTCGTATGAAACTATCTTTATTTGTTAACAATTTTAAAAGAAATTCCTGGTGATCTTTTAATTTTGTTAATCCATTCACGAATTCCCAATTGATTTCCTGAATAGCATAATTTTTTAACTCGATAATTTGTTCCTCGTAAGGATTTGGCTCTTCTGATTTTTTTATTAAGGTCTTTTCTAAGTTGTCTAAGTTATTTTTATGCTCTAATGCTTCTGCCTCTGTTTCATAAAAAGTATTGGGTCTCTTATTATTACTATCTATTTTTTCAATTTCGACTACAACATGTTTATAATCATTAATTAGTTTGAGAGCATATGTTTCTGCTTCTATCTTGCCTTTTTGAGCTTCGTTTAGCATTTCTTCATGTTTATGATCTTGCAGACCTTGGGCACAGGCGTGACATTTTTTATCTTTAAGTTTTTCTACTTCTTGAGTATATTTTGTGACGGTTTTATTAGATTGTTGAATAGCTGTTTCTAATGTAGATTGTTGTTTTCTTAGACCTGTTAATTTTTTATCATTTTCTAACCATATTTTTAAGGCAGCATGTAAATTAATCTCTGTCTCTATATCTACTTTTTCTAAGTTTACTATGGCACGACTTAAATTTTTTAAATCTTGATCATGCTTATTAAGCCATACTGAACTTTTTATTTTAAGGCTATCTATGCTTTTTTGCACATTTTCATTTGCATTTTTAACACCTTCTATTCTAAAATTTTCTTTGGTAATAAGATCTTTATTTTCTTTTATTCTATTTTTTAATTCTTCAGCTTTGACAGACAACAAAGTTATTCCTAATAATTGTTCAATTACCTCACGTTGATCTCCGGCACGCATAGCTAGGAATGGTTCAGTATAAGTGTTAAGGGCCACTAGATGTTTGAACATAGAGTGACTCATTTCCAATATTTGTTCTATAAATTTTTGTGTTTCTCTACTATCACCCTGGCTTTCATCGTCGCCTTGGTTTTCTGCGGTAATTTCTTTATCGTTAACAAATAGTTTTAGAACGTTTGGTTTGCGTCCACGTTCTATACGATATTTAAAATTATTTTTTTCAAACTCTACAGTGACCAACATATTTCTGTTATTGATCTTGTTGATCAAGTTTTCTTTTTTAATATTAGTTAACGCTTGACCATATAGGCTATAACTCAAGGCGTTGATTATTGTGGTTTTCCCTGTGCCATTTCTAGAACCTGTGTCATCACCACCTAGATCATGATTAGATCCCAACACCAGTGTCAACTGCTCTTGATCAAAATCAATGCCTTGTGTTTGGTTACCTACACTCATAAAATTTTTAACGGTTAGATTTTTAATCTTATAGGTCATTATAAATATTCATCAATAGTTTTTTGTCAAAGTTACCGCCGTCTAAATTTGTCAGTTGTTCTGATATGATTTGATCAATGCTTTCAAATTTAGTATCTGGGCTATCTTCAAAATTGCTTTCTAGGTTATTTTTATCTTGCACGAGACTGATTTCTCTTATGTCATATTTTTTAATAAATTCTTCTTTGATAAAGTTAGCCTCCTCAAAGCTTATGTCTATATCTAGATTTACTCTAAGATACATTTTTGATTTCATTAGATCTTCTTTTCGATCAATTAGTTCACTTAGTTTAATTGTTCTAAATTTAGGAGCATTCTCCCAATTATGAAATTTAGGTTCACCTCCCCATTGTAATGTCATCATACCTCGTTCATCATCCCAGGCATCTGAATAATTGTGTGGAAAAGCATTACCTATATAGATGACACAACCATTCTGTTGACGTTTGTGAAAATGCCCACTAAATACATAGTCCGGACCTTGAAAATCTTCAGCACGTAGTTCACCGTGGTCAGGCATTTGTATCATCGCATTCATCATAAACTTAGGAAGTTCAAAATGTCCGAATACATATTTGCTTTTTACAGTTTTCATAGCTTTCCACTCGTCTCCTACCAACCAAGGAACAAGTGTAACATCTTTTAGAGTAGTAATAGAGTCTACAACAGTGACACCTGGTATATGACGTCCAAATGCTGAACTATGAATGTCACGTTTGTCTTTATAGAACAAATCGTGGTTACCTGGAAACCAAAAAAATTGTTTAAATGCCAAACCTAGTTTTTCTAATAGTCTAAGACTGGTATCTAAAGTATATAAATTTAAGCTATTTCTATTATGACTCCAGTCTCCTAAAAATATAGCAGTTTCACAATTTTCTAATTTAGCTACATTAATAAACCAATCTACAAAGTCTTCACAGTCTTGTAGATGAAGTGTACTATTAGATTTCGCTCCCACATGCAGATCGGTAAAACATGCGACTTTTTTAAATAATGCCATAAAAAATCCTCATTTTATAATAACAAATAGTTATTGCATAAGTCAAGAGGTAGGCTCGTCGTCTTCTACATGTTGCTCATCACTTTTAGGCATTCTAGAATTTTTATATAATGTGGTTTGTCTAGCGATTTCATTTGCAAATCCTTGAGAATTTTGTCTTGTTGAGCTAGGATTTAACCCATTTTCAATCAATAAATCATCTCTAATATTTTGATTTTTCTTTTCTATATTAAGAATTCTAGTAAAGCTGTTATTAACCGCGGCTGTGTAGTAAGCAAATGGATTTTCTGATTTTGATTCGTCAAATTGTAGACCAATTTGACTAAGTTGCAGTATTGCCTGTCCTCTCATTTCATCAATATAGGTATATCCTCTCCAGTTGCTACGTTGAGCATAACGTTCTGAAAGCTTAATAAACATACGGCCCAATTCTTCTGTAATTCTACCGTGATCTTTTGAAAATCTACCAGTTTTGATTCCTCCTTTCCAATGACTCTTACCTACACAAATTAGTTCATCTTTTTCATTGTACTTCCAGTGTTGAAAAGGAGGAAAGTTTACTTTTTCATGATTATCTGATATTGATTTATTTGTTTTTTTTCTTCCAGGAGTTAAAGGGATATGTTCAAAAGTCATTACTCTAAAAACTAATTCGTTTTTTGGTATTTTTTTGTAATCAGGAGTAACATCTGCCAGTTTAGTTTGTTTGTCACCGGTTTTTTTTATATCTAAAAAATTTTTTAAACCTATTCTTTTTGCTCTATTTTTTCTAGCTTCTGCTATAGTCTTATAGGTAATTTTATAAATGTTTAGAATAATTATGTCATGTTGCTGAAAATCTTTGCTCAAAAAACTTGAAAAACTACATTTGCTTTTATGAATTTCTTCCAGCAGATCTCTATTATTTAAGTATTTTACTTTTCTTAAATTGGTCATTTATTATTATTTTCCTTTATTAGAACTATAACGTCTAATGTAAAATAAGTCAAGGCTGACAAAAGTGGTAGTTTATTTATTAGGTAAATAATAAAAAATTTATAAATGAAATGTCTATATTAAAATCTATTTCAGGATATTTTCCAAAAGTTCCAAATGGTAATAAGAATAGTCTGTTTGTTGTTACAAAAAATGTGGATGATAGATCTTGGGATGTAAAAAATCGGATAAACAATACTATAGTATCTACAGGACTTTCTATCGAAAGTGCAATTGGAAATGCGATAGAGAATGGCGTTAATCCTAATGAAATTAATAGCGAATCAGCATTTTATCTAAATTCCTCTCCAGTTTCTATAGAGAATACTGACGCTTTTAATACTGATGCAAATTTTGCCAGTGCCTTTATTGCAACAAATAGGTCTCGAACTGAGATAAAAACACTAGAACAGTATGAAAATGCAAGTGTAGTAAGCCTTGCCAATTTTAGTGAAGAGATAAACCCTAATTCTACAACAGATAGAAGTTTCCTTCCCCAACGGGGGAGTTCTGTTCCGCTTGGAGCAGAGACTCGAGGCTATCCATTACCAAGAATTGAATTTAAAGATAGAAAAGGAAAAAAATTAGAGAAAGATCTCAGAGTCAAATTAAGAATTCCACCTAAGTATTTCAAGAATTTGACTTTACCTTTGTCTACATTTGAAGGCATAATTTTTCCATATACACCTAGTATTCAATATGAATTCAAAGCAGATTATGGCAATGTAAATCCTATGCATTCAAATTTTCCGGTTAACTTTTATCAAAGAAGTAGCTTTGGACCTATCAATATATCAGGTAAATTCAGTGTACAAAATACAACGGATGCTAGAATTTATGTTGCTACCATGATAATGTTAAGAGCTATAACTAGAATGAGATTTGGTGGAGCCAGAGCAGGAGATTCAGATAGTGGAGCTCCTCCTCCTGTTTGTCGTCTTAGCGGTTATGGGTCCTCTATGCTAGATAATGTGCCGGTTGTTGTTACAAACTATAGAGTTGAATATCCAGATAGTATTGATTATTTCCCGGTTGATATAACGAACGGAGATAGAAATGAGATAACAAGTGTTCCTGTAGTATCTACAATCGCTTTAACCTGTTTACCAATGTATAGCAGAGATGAAATGCAGCAATTTTCTGTAGACAAATATTTGCGCGGAGAATTAAAAGGTAAAGGATTTATCTAATGGTTTCATATAATTCATTTAGCCCATATTATGCAACTAAAATTACAAATGATTATTTAGATATTTTAAATTTGCGTGATATACCTAACTTATCTGATGATATTTTGTTTACCTTAACAAAAACATATGAATATAGGCCTGATCTTTTAGCCTTTGATCTGTACAATGATCAAAGGTTATGGTGGGTTTTCTCTCTTAGAAATAAAGATATAATAAGAGATCCTGTGTTTGATATGATAGCAGGTACACAAATTTATTTGCCAAAATTATCTGTTATCAAAAAAGCATTGGGGATTTAATCTATGAGTTATGAATATAACGGATACGAAAGTGCATTTATACCTACTCCGTTTTCTTTTCCTAAAAAAATTCCGGATACAGAACGTAAAAACTCAGGGGGAAATTCTTCTAATATAGAAAGAATAACTCCACAAGCATCAAGCACTGCAACCAGAGATCAAAATAAAAAAGCCGCAGATCAACAACAAATTTATCAATTTTCAGGCAAGAAGAATGTCTTAAACAAATATAGATCCTACACTTATAATATTACTTTAGCAGCATTAGCTAAGGAAAAGGTTAATAGCCCTGAAAGTTATAGGCAAAGTGAACTCGAACTTGTAATTTTAAAATCAGGTGGCAAAGGATTGGCAGCAATAAGTGCAGAAAATTTAAAGGCAAATACAGACAGAATATCTAAGAGCAGTAGTGAGTTAGATGCATCTACTAAATCGTTAAAAATTAGAGACAGCCAACGTGATGTTTCTATGATTGAAGGATTTAATAAAAATAGTCCTGGCAAATTCGACATGTTTGTTGATGGGCTAGACATTGAAACTATAATGGCATTTACACCAAACGGCGGAACTACCCAACCTACAAAGATTAGATTTGAAGTGATAGAGCCTTATAGTATAAACGGATTTATTGAAGCTCTTCATATCACTGCTGTAGCCGCTGGATATACCAATTATGCCAGTGCCAGTTATATTTTAAAACTAGATTTTATTGGATATTCAGACGATGATCAAATTCAATTCACAGATCCTAAAATCGTAGATAACGCATCTAGATATTTTGTATTTGGATTTACAGGATTAGACGTTGAAGTTACTGAAAGAGGCACTAGATATGTATGTAATGCTGTACCGTTTAATGAAAAAGCTTTTGGACATGCCGGTATTCTAAAAAAATCAATACGAATGGTAGGAGAAGATGTAAAAGAAATTTTAGAAAATTTAATGGAAGCTGTAACCAAGCAACAAATTAAGTCTGATGAGAAAAGTAAAACTGCAAATACTGATCATGATTCGTATAGTATTCAATTTAAAAAACTTTCAGAAAATTCATGGCAAGATGATTCAAACGGTAAAATTGCTAGGGCAAAATTGGTTGAAATAGGTAAAGAAAATACATTATATCAAATGATAAATCCTGCGGATACATCTAAGCCAAATGCATATCATTTATCTGGTGTAAGTCAACCTACGCCAGATCAACAACAAAAAAGTCCTCAAACCGTAAAGTATAATCCTAAAGCTATGGCAGTTCAATTTCCTGAAAAAAGTAACCTTCATGAAATTATTGCAACTGTTATAAGAGATAGCGAATATATTAGGGAAATGATAAAGGCTATGGGTGAAGGTACCACTCCAGATGATTCTGGAATGGTTAATTATTTTCTCATAAGAGTAGAAGTAACTAATAAAAGTTCAATAGATCCTGATACAAAAAAGCCTTTTCAAAATTTTAAATATGTGGTCTCTCCTTTTAAGGTTCATTATACCAGTGTACCTATGTATGAATCTCAAAAAGTTGAT